CTTCAATCCGTTTTTTCAGTCCTTCTTTCACGAACTCGTTGATTTTTTCGGTGAGCCCTGGCATCAGAATTGTGATGTCGCACGTCTCTTTGAAGCTTTTCATTTTCATTATCCCTTTCCATTCCTGAATTTTCCCTGCTTCCGGATATTTCACCTCTTCTATCATTTCCTCTATCGCTGGGATGTCCGCACCTGATGTGTATTGCGCAATCCCCAGTATGGTTTCCGCCACCGATACTTGGGCTGTCGCGTCTCCGTGGATTTTCTGTTTGCTTTTGAATTCGAACGTCCTTAACCTTTCTGTATCCTCTATCCAGCTTCTGTCTTTGTTCATCCTCCAGCTTATTCTTGTCGCGCATTCCACCACGGCGGCTCTTTTTGTCAGCGCTATCACGTAGCACATTTCATCGATTTCCCCTCCTGTCGCATTTTTGCCGTTGAATTGGTTCTTTATCCCCGCTGTCCATCTTTCCGCTCCGTAATTTCTGTTGTTCCAGAATTTTCCCGCTGCTATCTGGCATACCTTTTCCAATACGCATTCGTCTGTGTCTTTCCTCATTTCTTCCGGGGTTCTCATTCCTCGATAGCTGTTGTTTCCGTACCAATCCTGGATTTTCGGGTCGATTTTTCTCATGTTCTCGTTCAACTCTCTCATTCTGTCGTACATTTCGTCGTACGATTTTATTGTTTTCTCCCTCAGTTCTGCCAGGCGGACTATTTTTTCCGTTTTTTTGTTTCCGAGCACTTTCGGGGCCCATTCCATGAATTTTTCCATGAATTTTTCCATTTGTTTCTCCTTTCTTCTATCTATTGTGATATCCTACACTTTTTTCCTTTTCTTCGATTGATTTGTAGAACCTGGCCAGTGATTCTTTGAGTTCTTTCCACTCTTCGTGCCTGATGAGTTCTCTTTTTTCGTGTCTCACGGCTATCACTGTTGCCGCGTTTATCACGCTGTTTGTCGATTCGTTCATATCCGTTTCTTTTTATTTTGTAAAACAAAGGGGAAAGGATTTCTCCCTTCCCCTTTCTGTTTGCTATCTGAGGATTTCATCTTCGAGGCTCTTGAGTTTGCTTTCGATTTTGACATCCAGCCATTCGCAGAACTCCTTCAGGATTTCCCTGTTGGAGATGTTGAACATGTCCTTGAACTCTGCGTTGTAGCCGACCGATGAAAGTTTCTTCAGCGTCAGCTTGCAGAAGTCCACCTCGAAGTCCTTGGATTTCTCCAGCTTCGACTTGAGCTCTTTGAGTTCCTCCCTTGTGTTGATGAGCACTTGGCGTTTCTTCGAGGCCTCTTCCCTCTCTTTGCCTGCCTCGATGATTTTCTTGATCATCCGTTCGCGCTCCACCGGGTCTTGGATTAAGTTCGCCGGTTTCGTCGCCGGTACAATCTCCGCACCCTTTGAGTCTGCCGCGGCTCCTGCGATGGCCTCTGCAATCTGCTCTTTCGTCTTTGCGAGGTCTTTCGAATCAAGCACCACAGCGGTGGTTTCGATGGTGTTGTTCTGGTTCTTGTTGGTTTCGTTGTTTTTCTTCATTTTGATTGATGCCTGTGTTATCCTCTTGGCTCGTGAGTTTTTTTGTTGGATTTTTTTTGTTTGGCTTTTCAGTTTGCCGCGCCCGAAATCGTTCGCGGGCGGCTGGCGCGTTTGCCTGCCCGTTGCTGTTGTCGTCCGCCCTGCGGCGGTGCTTTGGTCTTCCCGATACTGGCGGCCTCGCGGTTCCCGCCCTGCCACCGTGCCGCACTTCTCGCGGTGGCTGCTTTGTTGCTTCGATGCGGTTTCAGTCTTTCAATGAACGGACCCGAAAAAATACGGGTTGGGTCGCGGCGGGGTCCTGGTACACTCTTTTTGTTTTGTCCTTTTCTGCTTCTTTAGTTGTCCGGTGCGTTTCCCGCTTTCGCCGTTGTCGCGGGGCGTCGGTGCTGTGCCTCAACCCTTTAACAATGCACAAATATACAAAAAATATTGATACCGTCAACACATAATCAAAAATACTTTCATCTTTTTTAATCGAAAATGTCAATACGTAATCAAAAAATCTTATCTTTGCCGCCTCAAACAAACAGCGATGGACGAAAAAAAATTTTCCGAGAAAAAAGCCTCTCGCGGCGGTCGCCGCGAAAACGCGGGGCGTAAAGCCCCCGATGGGAAAAAGGCCGTGAATTTGAACATCCGCACAACTCCCGATTTTCGCATAAAATTGAAAGAGTTGGCGCAAAATGAAAAAATGAGCGTTTCGGATTTCCTGCGGTATCTCGTCACGGACTTCGAGAGGCGGCAAAATTCATGAATAAGCGGGCGCGGCTTTCACGGCTTCGCCCGTTTTTTGTTTTTTGTCGCTTTCTTTCATTGTTATTTTATGGTTTTGTAAGTCCTTTAAAGCTAATTTGAAAAGCTCGGCGCGTATGCCGCGCCGATACTTCCTGTATGAAGTCGCCCGCCTCACGCCCTACCCCGTGAGGCGCGCGCCCGCACCCCCGAACACGCAAATATGAGAGGCTGCACAGCGTCAGACAGCAGCCGCCACAGTGACTGACACAACGAGCCGCGCCCCGATGGCGACCGCCGCCACGGCGGCACGGCTGGACGGACGGCGACCACCGCCACGGCGGCACGGCTGGACAGACGGCGACCAGCACCACGGCGGCACGGCTGGACGGATGGCGACCAGCACCACGGCGGCGCGGCTGGACGGATGGCGACCAGCACCACGGCGGCGCGGCTGGACGGATGGCGACCAGCACCACGGCAGATAAGTATAATTGCCTTATATTCAGTATATTATAAAAACAATTATTTGTATAATGCTGATATTCAATTTGTTATAAACTATAAAAAAAAACCGCGTTCGGTTTTTGCAAGAAAAACCCGATTTTGCGCGACTTGCTGATTATCAGCGAGTTATAGAACGCTATAACATATTGATATTCAACGCGTTGCGTGAAATTTGGCGGATTTATACGGGTATAACACCCACGGCAACGGCACACGATATTTTTTTTATCCATTGTATTGTAACTAATTGGAATACAGAAAATTAGGAACGATAAAAAGATAAAAATAATTTTGATTATGTGTTGACAGTATCAAATAAAATACTATCTTTGTAGTGGGTTGATGCAACGACAGCCCGCCCGCGTTCCTTGACATCTTGACAGACAGAGCGACACCCAATTTTTTCAACATATCAAAATTTTCCTTTTAAAGTCTCGGGGGTGTGTGGATGAACCCCCACAAGATTATGACGTATAACGAAACAGTCAGCAGAGCACGCAGAAGCAACACAGACAACCGCCTCGCAAATTTGCAGGCCGTGACCAACGCCGCCCGCCGCGCACACAAGAACGTGAGCGCGAACGAGGCCATTGCCCTCTACTGTGGCGTACACTTCCGCAACCTGCGGAGTTATAAACAATGTGTTGACGAGCTTGGACTAACAGCCGAACAGATTCACACGTTGCCCGCCATTGATATTTGGGGCGCGAACAGTCCCGAATGGTGCGAACGGACGGGCGCGGCGCGGTTTTTCCCGAAAGCGGCGTTTGATTGCACCGACTTTTTAAAAGTTGACAACCACGAACCCGCCGCCGACATCCCCGCCGAACCGCTGGACAACACCGCCACCGCGCCAACATCCGACCTGCTGAGCAGGTCGCAAGAAGCGGAGGACATCGCCGACAGTTTTTTCAACGGCGAAACGCCCGCCACGGCGGAAACGTCCAAGACGGCAAAGAAGCGCGGCGGGCGCGGCAAGAAATCAGCCGCCCCCGTGGAAGTCGCCACGGTTGACGACCTGCCGTTTTAAACCGTTGCGGTGGTTGGGATTCCCCGACCACCGCAACCCGCCCACCTGCCGGACGGCCCGCCAGGGCCTTGACCGGCAGGTACAAACCAAAAAATCCTTTTCAAAAAAAAAAGATCCGCGCAGCGGACCGCAACGATAAATTGATTATCTTTGCAAAACAAAACAAACAAATAACAATTAAAACTCATGAGCCAAGAGGATAACACGGGCGACAGACATTATGACAAACAACAGCGACAGCAGAATCGTGGTGGCCTTCCATGTAGGACGCGGAGGCCAATTCCACAACCCGGGTCACAAGACCTACAAGGGCGAAATCAACTTCGCCCAGCTGTGCAATTCGCAGAATCAGTACCTCTACGAAGTCAATCGCGACAGCAACGGGCGGTTCTGCCGTCCTTACCTGATCGATGCCGGAGGCAGCACGGCAGTCACACCTGACGATTACGGCAAGGATGTCGGAGTCATCAACTACGACTTCGAATACGACAAATGGATATGCTGCTACATCGACGAATGCGATGACAGCGAGTTGATGATGATCTATCAGGCCGGGGAAACCTGGACAGATGCATTCGATTTCGCGAAGAACAAACTTAGCGAAGATGGGATGATCAACGATGCGCATGAAGTCGATGAACTCATAGACAGCATAGCCAATTTCGGTGGAGACCCATATCTGGTTGAGACGGATGAACAAGCACAGGAACTACTCGAATCTATCAAATCCACCGCATCTCTGCGCAAGATCGTCAGAGGTGACGAGGATTTCGAAATGTACATGAAGCGTTTGGATCTCACGGATGAAAACAGACCTGCAGCAATCTACAGCGGTGTTGACGGAAGCGAGTTTTGTTTCATTTACGCGAACGATTACATAATCAGATAATATGAAACGCTACGAAATCACCATCGTTTTCAAGGACGGCACGCGGTCGGATAACCGCGTGACCGCCCGGAACCGCAAGGATGCCGTCGCGCGGCTGATGAACAACGAACACTTCCGCGCCTTCAGCGACGGCAAGGCGGTGGACAGCATCGACGTGAAGCCTATCCACATCGAGCCCGTGGACGATACCAGGTTCACCGTCCGCACCATCCGCAACAAGAGCGGATGGTATATCGTCGAAGACTCCGTGACCGGAATCCGGGTAGAGTGGAAGAGGGGGATGTACAACGAGACCAACCGTCCGATGCATCCGCGCGAAGAGATGCCCGCAATTGAGAATGCCACCGCACTCCGGGAGATCGGCGAGTATCTCTACAGCAACTTCCGGAACCTCCTTTGAGACTTGAGGGGAATTTTGATATGTTGAAGGGCGTGCCGCAAGGCACGCCCTTTGAGTTTCAGCCCATGCTGGTGCGGACGAACGGCCGCACCTTCTTCCCGACCGAATCCCCGTATTTGGTCCACATCAGTTTGTCAATCGCGTCCGAAAAGTGCGTGGCCTCCTCGGGCAGCACTCCGGAGGAGGGCTTCTCCGACCGTTTGTCCTTCTTGAAAACGTTGCCGCCGTACACCATCCGGGCGTTGTTCATCGAGATGACCGTGTAGCGGCAGCGGTTGCCGTTGATGCGGAACCGCACGGGGCACGACGGCCGCTCGGAGAGTATCTCCTGCCACAGAAGGTGTTTGTCGCTCATCGGCGGCTCGGCGCGACGGTGCACCTTGGCGACCACGTTCCATCCGTTGCGGCGGAGGATGTCGATGGCCTGGTCGTTGTAGGAGCGGGAGTTGACTACATTGGGGTTGCGGTGGTCGCCGTATCGGTCGCGGTAGAAGTAAAGCGTCCTGTTGCGGTGTCCGGCATAGTAGCGGCAGAATCGGTTGCAGATGTCGTCGATGACGGTGTCCGAGCCGTCCGGCTTGGCGAAAAACTCGTTGATCTGGTAGAGGTAGTCGCCCCGGAAGTCGGCCTCCGGCTTGTAGCCCGGTGTGGCCGCGACGAACGGCAGCTCAATGCGGTAGGTCTGGCAGACCACGAACAGCGAGATCTGCGAGCCCCAGTCGGGGGCGATTTCCAGCGGACGGTCGGGGTCGTAGTCACGGTCGAACCTGGCGCTCTCGATCTTGCCCGAGAATCCGAGTTCCGCATGGGAGGTGAGCCCCGCCTCCTCCATGGCCTTGACGTCGTAGCCAGTGTAATAGACGTGCCGCTGCTCGTCCAAGTTGTAAAAGCAGTCCTCGACCCTCTCCACGTAGAGGTTGAGGATTTCGATAAGGAACTCGAGGTTTGTGAGCGCGTCGCGCTGGTCCTTGATGTACTTAAGCCCGATGTTGGCCAAGTTGTCGAAGGCGTTTGCAACGTAAAATAGGGTGCCGTCGTCGGAGAGCTTCGGCGGCATCTGCCGCCGGATTTCCTCGATGTCGTTCCAGCACTCGGCGAACTGTTTCGGGATTTCGGTGTCCAGCAGCTGCTGCTGCAGGTGGACGATGCGGTTCCAGACCTGCATGATTTCAACTCCGAATTTCTCGCGGTAGTACTCCGCGAACTTGAAGACCCAGCGCCCCTCGCGTGTGTAGGGCATGGAGGTGGTGAGGTCGAATCCGTGGTGCAGGTGGCAGGCGTGGTGCGCCCCCTTGCCGAAATGCTCCAGGTTGCCGCGGTTCGTAGGGAAGGCCACTTTGAGCAGCTTCTGCTCGCTGAGCAGCAGCACCTCGTCGGCCATGATTTTGTCCACGTTCACGCCGCGCATGTTGTCGCTCTCGGTTTGGGAGAACATGGCCATCTTGGTGCCGTTCGCTATCGATATGCAGTTCTCGTACTTTTCGATTTTGCCGTAGCTGTCCTCCCACCTTTCAGGCGGGCGGCGGTTGACCACGTAGTTGCCGTCTTTGACGTAGCCGAACTTCTCCAGCGCCGACAGCATGGTCTGGAAGGTGCCGGTGTAGCCCACGCCGAAGGTCTTGACAGGCATCCCGATCATGCAGCGGGGCATGAGGCGGATGGCCTCGTCGAGGCGCTGGCCTAAGATCCATGACTTTCCTGTCGCGCGGCCGCACACCAGCACGAGGTTCCGTGGCGACAGCACCTTGCAGAGGAGCTGTATCCTGTTGACAGGTATGTTGATTTCCATGACGGGCTACGAGTTGAGGATTTCCGCGGCTTGCGCCTCTGTCAGGCTGTTGGGCATCGAACCCAGCAGCCGCTCGCGGTCGGCGGGTTTCAGGCGCATGATGTCCGCCTCGGAATAGACGATCTGGCGGTTGTCGGTGTTGAAGACGATGTTGATCTGGTTGCGCTCCACCAGGTGCGGGTCTATCTCCACCGGCGGCTGCGCTTTGAGCCAGGCACCGAGCGTCTGCAGGTTGCGTGCCTTGACCGCCTCCGACGCCCCGGGGTTGCTGATTTCCTTGAGCAGGGTGTCCACAAACCAACTTTCGATAAAGTCTCGGTCCACCTTCTCTGAAACGTTCCACAGCCGTGTGGCGGACTGGACGTCCACCCGCGCTTGCGCCAGCGAGATTTCCGGGTAGCGGGACTGCAGCATTTTCGCGGCCACGTATGGGCGCGGGTACTTGCGCAGGATGGCGTGCGCCGTGCGCCAGCGCTCCAGGATGGCCTTCTGGTCATCCCTGAGCTCCACGTCCGTCGTGCCGCTGTAGTAGAGCGCGATGGCCTGGTAGTTCTCGTCGTTGGTCTGTGCAAGTGATTTTTTCATCTCTTTCGTGATTGTGGTTTTGATTCCTGATCATGGGGGCATCATGCACCCATCATGCCCCCATGATGGGTTGTCATTCCTCCCAGATGTCGGTGTTCTCGTACTCGCTCTGCCGGAAGAACTCCAGCATCTTCTCAATTGCGGGGGTGGATGAGTTGAGGGCGGAGGCCATGAGCGTCCTCCTGAGATCGACCTTGCCTTGGATCCTTCCTGCCGTGTACGCGGAATAGAGCTCGCCGCGTTTCTCGGTGAACTGCGCGAAAACCTCTTTTTCAGGAAGTTCCATCAGCTGCGCGACCGCCGAGATGGGGAAGCCGAGCTTTCCGAGCTCGAACACGCTGTCATGCTCCTCATTCGTCATCGAGGTCTCCTTTCTCGCAGTCCGACAGCTTGAACCGGTCGCCCTTGGCGAACTCCGCGTCAATGATGGTTTTGTCGCGGTCATAGACCGCGTCGATACACTGGATGATGCCTCTTTCAGGCTGGGGGTTGCTCGTGAAGTTGACGCTGCCGCTCACGCTAATCTTCCAGTTGGCGTTGCCTATAAGCGCGATTTTGGCGTGCACGGGCGCGATGACCGTATCGAAGTTGTGCCTGAGCAGCGCCAGCGGCTCGGGGGCCGCCCTGCGCACGCGCGGGTCTATCCACATCTTGAAGCCGGTGAGCAGGCCGTCTTTCCGCCGGTTGAGCATCGTCTGCACGCTGGCGGCGTTGAGTGACCATGTCGTGGCTGTCACCTCCGCCGGGCCGGTGATGCGCAGCAGGTGGTTGATGATGTCGGTCATGCAGTAGCGGCCGAACGTCCAGAAGTTGTAGAGCCCCCCTTTCTCGACCTGCCCGATGTGCTTCGACAGGATCTCCCACGGTTCCCCGACAAAGTCTATGTGCTGGGGGAACAGCGGGTCGTAGGGGTAGTCGGAGAGTTTCTGCGGCTTGCGCTTCGGCGCGACGGTCTCTTTCAGTTGGAACATGGCGCGTCCTTTCTCTGCGGCACCGGCTTCTTTTTCTTGCCGGCGTACTGCAGGGTCTCGAGTTTGTATGTGAGCTGCTGGTTCTCGCGGATGAGCTTCTGCTGGTTCTCGCGGAGCGTCTTGTTCTCGCTCTCGAGTTCGAGGATGCGTTCGTCCTGCTTGGCGGATTTCCGTTTCTGCGCTTCCAGGTCGAGTTTCAGGTTGTTCATCTCCTGCCTCATGGACAGGATTTCGCGCATGCATTCGTCGTTTTTCTTCGACAGCTCGTCCACGATGCTCTCCTTCGCCCGCACGTCATCGTACTTGCGTTTGTTTTTCTCCTTTATCCAGGCGATGAGCGAAGCGATATTCGTGCAGATGAGCAGGATCACGCCGGTCAGCGTCGTTATGTTTTCGCCCTCGAAGATGTTCATGATGTTCATGCGCCCCTCCTTTCAAGTTCCTTGTTGAGTTTCTCCAGCTCGGCGATGTATTCGTCGAGCCGTTTCTGCGTCTTCGCCCTTTCGGGTCCCGGCGGCATCGGGTGTTTCTCCTCCTGCGCCGTCTTGGTGCCGTATTCCAGGCGGTTGCGGCACTTGGTGATGTACTTGCGCACGTTTTCCTTGCGTTTCACCAGCCACGCGCTGTCCTTGGCCTTCAAGTCTTCCTTCTCCCCGTCTCCGGGCTCGTTTCTGTTGTAGTAGGCTTCGAGCATGTCTTTCAGCGCCTGGCTCGGCTTGCCCGTGTCGCAGTATTTCTCCTTCTCCTCCCAGATGGCTTCTTTGAGGTCCGTGGCCGTGCGTAGCGCTTCCAGCATTTCCGCGCGTGCCTTGTTGTTTTTCGCGTTGTTCACCTCTCCCGTCTCGAAGAGGGCGTTGTGGATTTTCGATGCTTCCACAGCCAGTTCCGCCACCGCCTCCTTAGCCTGCAGCAGAAGATGGTCGTCAGCGGGAACACGCGGGCGAGTTTTTTCTTTTTTTCCTTGCGCTGCATGTCCCGCAGCATTTCCGCGCGGAGCGTTTCCGGCGGTGATGCGCTTCTCTGTTCCTGTTTTTCTTGTGACATATCTGTTGATGAGTTCGTTGTTGCTGCATTTCTGCGCGAATAGCGCCTCTTTCGGGATGCCGAGCAGCGCCTTGAGCTCGTAGGCCGCCATGCTCGCGCTCATGCGCTGGGCGTTCCTGGCCAGCCGACGGTTCGGGTGGATTTCCGCCAGCAGAAGCCTGCCTTCCCGGGGCTCCATGTCCGACAGTAGCCACCGGATGATTCTTTCCTTGTTTTCTTCCGTAATTTTCATATCACAGCAATTTGAGCATGTCGCACAGTTCCGGCTGCGGGTGGCAGTCGGATTTGTCCTTGCGGTACGAGGCGTGTGTCCAGATGCCCGGAGTGCCCTGCAGGGCGTTTCGCGACACCCCCCACATGTCGATGTTGTACTTCTTCGGTATGTCCAGCGTGGCGCAGAGTTCTCGCAGCAGGTCCTTGAGCGCGCCGATCTGCGCAGGTGTGTACTTCTCGTAAAGGGTGTGCCCCCGCCATTTGTTCGACGTGCAGTATTCCGTAGCCTCGGCCACCGGCCGCGCCTTCCCGGCCATGCCGGTAGGGTAGAGCCTTCCGTCCGGAGCCTTCTGCAGATGTCCCCAGCTGTCCAGCTCGATGCCGACGCTGGTTCTGTCGAGGTTGCGGTACGGGCAGCCCATGGAGGCGAAGTCCTTGTTGCTGAGCCCGAGGTGCCATGCCCAGTGCTTCAGGTCGAAGAGCTGGTAGATCTGTCCCGTCCGGTCCAAGATGAAGTGGGTGGCCACCCGTTCCGGGGTCTTGCGCCACCATGCCGTGTCGCCGTCCACGCCGGGGCCGCTGGCCGTGTGGTGGAGCACGATCTGCTTCTTGGCGGTCTCCTCCCTGACGTACTGGCTATCCGGGAACTGCACTCTTATGATGTTTGCCATATACTTTCCTTGTTTTGAAAAGGGCGGGCCGATGCCCGCCCTTTCGCTAAACACATAAAATCACAAATTGAACAAAATACCCTTTCGGGAGAAAGAGAGTCCTAAGCGGTTCTGAAGGAATACGTCCCCGAGTAGCGCTCCTGGCCGTCCACGACCATGAAGGCGTAGAAGAGGTAGTCCTTGCTCGAGGTGAGTCCGGTGACGGCTTTGGTCCACGGAGCCCCTGAGGTGAAGTTGGTGGTGGAGACGGTCTCCCACGCGGAAGTGCCTTCCTCCTTGTAGCGGAAGCCGACTTTGGAGATGGCTTCGTCGTTCTCGGTGAAGGTCGCCCCGAGGGTCGCGCCCGTGGCCAGCACGCTGCTCTCGCCAACCTCGCTGATGGCGGCGGGGGTCACGTCGCCCCCGACAGTGCAGAGGGCGTCGACCTGCGCGTCGGTGAGTTCGATCACGCGGTCCGAGGGCGTGTTGTAGATGAAGGTCATGTCCGCGCCGTTGGGGTCGCCGACGGCCTTGCCGCTGGTGGCGGTGAAATCGGAGAGCACCGCGCCGCGGTACTTGTCGCCCATCACGTGCCATTCGCCCTGGTTGGTGAGGCAGATGATGAAGAGCTGCGCGTTCTGCACCGCGCGGATGAAGCCGCTGATTTTCTTGCGGAATCCGGGGTTGTAGATGTTCAGGCTGGACTGCTGGGAGCGCGAGCCCTCCTCGCCCTGTCCGGTGTACTGGTACTCGCCGGCGTCGTTCTTGCTGTAGAGCCGGAACATGCGCTTGCCCGGCTTCATCACCGGGATGCCGACGAGCATCACGTTCTCCTCCATGGAGGTCGGGTTCTCGATTTCCTGCGGCCACACGGCCACGTCGTCGATCATGCCGATGAGCACGGTTTTCACGCCGCTCATCATCGCGTCGCATCCCTGTCCGTTGCGGAGGTCGTCCATTTTATATTTGCATTCAGCCATAATGTTTTGTATTTGATGTTTGAAGTTTTGGTTTAGGTGAAAATGGGGGGCCGTGCCGTGGCGCGGCTCCCCGTGCACGAATGGTTAGGATGCGAGGGTGGTGAGGCTTGCCATCTGCCCGCGGAGGGTGGTCGTGCCCGCGGTCAGCTGGAGCTGGAAGTAGTACTTCGTCTCGGCGGTCAGTCCGGTGACGGCCGCGCTGTAGGATCCGTTCTCGCCTGCCACTGCTTCCGCCTCCCCGTCGAGGGCGGTGGCGTCGGTGCCGTAGGCGAACTTGACGGTGGAGTCTTCGGGGGCGTTGGCCACGGAGCCGTTGAGCGTTGCGCCGGCGGCGGTCACGTCGATGGCCTCTCCGGTCTCCACGGCCGGGGTCACCACGATGGTCTCGGGCGTGTCGTCGCCGCCTTCGTCCGGGGTGGTCTCGCGGCCGACGGTCGGCTCGCTGGCCCACACCATCTGGTTGCAGGCGAATCCGAGACCCTCCCACCAGTCGAGCAGCAGCTTGACGGTGCGGTCGAAGACCTGGATCTGGAGGTTGCTGATGGGCTGGTAGCGTTTGGTGAGCCACAGCAGGTTGCGCTGCACGGAAGCCCACAGGTGCTTGGTGCCGGCCATGGCCGGGCTGCCGAAGATCGTGTGGTTCGTGAAGTCGATGCGGTAGCCGATCTCCTCGTCGCCCTTGATTTGGTAGTACCCTTTGTCGCGCTTGTTGCGCAGGTACTCGAGCGCCATCTCCGGCGCCATGAACAGCGTCACCTTCTCGTAGAAGTAGCGGGACGGGATCTTGGCGTTGAAGTTCTCCACCTGGTCCAGGATGGTGTCGGCGGAAAGCTCGCCGATGCCTTCGATGACGTTGATGGGGTACTGTGCGGAGGCGCCGTCCACAAGCAGCTTGTGGATGCCGTCCAGGCAGTTCTCGGGCTTGCGCTCTTCGGCGGACGGGTTATAGACTCCGTTGTAGACCATCTTCAGCTCTCGGTCCTCCTCAATCTGGTTTTTGAGGTATTCCTCCATGATGAACCGGATGACGGGCCAGTCCTTGATGGAACAGTTGTTCGCGGCCAGGAATCCCAGCCAGCTTTCCTCGATCTTGTTCGGGACGATTTGGATGTCGGTCTTCACCTGACGCAGATAGACGGGGTTCGGAATGAACTCAATCTCCCCCATCGGGGTGAAGTCGTGTGAATAGGGTTGGACCACGCTGCTGGTCTTCAAGTCGGACGCCTTGTAGATGGTCTCCTCCGTCGGGATGCGGCGGGCGTTCTTTTCAAGGGTCACGGAAGGGGTCATGAGCGCTCTGACGAGACGTTGGCGGTTCTGCCCAGCTTTTTCATAATACTTTCCGTATTCCTCGACGATTTTGTCGGTGGTAAGTACGTTTTGTAATGCCATATCGGTGTGTTTAAGGTGGTGTGACTGTTAGAGGCCCATTGACTCCTGGATCTGTTGGTAGTAGGGGTCGTTGGCAACGTACTCGGCGAAGGTGTCCTCGTTTTTCTCCGTGGAGTCCTTGCCGTTGGTGTCGGGGGTGTCGGCCGGTTGCTTTTCGTACTTCGCCTTGAAGTTGTCGCGCTCGGCGGTGAGGGTTTCGATGGCGGTTTTGTCCTGTTCCGCCTTCTCCTGTGCGGCCTTGAGTTCGTCGGTCTTCTTCTGCAGCTCGGCCTTCGCGCTCTCGAGGTCCGCCTTGGCCTGCTTGCCGGCCTTCAGCTCCTCTTCCAGCTTGCCGAGCTCGTCGGAACTGAGGGTGAGCCCCTTGGTCTCGTCGAACTCCTTCTCTGCGCTACAGGCCAGTGCCGCGGCCAGCAGCGCGAAAGTGGTGATGAGTTTTTTCATCTCGGTGTGGGTTTGATTAGTGATAGGTGGATTATCTTCGGAACCATTGTCGTCATGGTTGTCCGTTTTCGTGTTGACTGTCGCCCCGAGTGTCATCCGGGCGTGGTTGAGGAACGAGGCCATCATCCCTGAGCTCATGCCCTTCGCGGATGCATCTTCCGGCTCCGCCCACAGCTCGGTGGCGAACCCGTAGTTCACCGCCTCCTCGGCGGTGATCCACTTTCCGTTTCCGTTTGCGGCCTCCATCAGGTCGTCGAGTTCGGAGTTCTTGCCCTTGAACACCCGGCGGTAGATCTTCATCATCTGCCCGTTGACCTTTTGCTGGAAGTCAAGGTATTCCTTCAGCTCGTTCTCGTTGCCGACGCATCTTCCCCAGCATTTGTGGATAAGGTAGAGGCTGGTCGGGGAGATCTTGCGCACGCTTCCCGCGCAGGCTATGACAGTGGCCGCGGAGGCGCACAGTCCCGTCACGATGGTCGTGACCCTGCATTTGGCCGCTTTCTCGGCGAGCGCGTCGTAGATCTGAAGTGCCGCGTCCACGTCCCCGCCGAGGGAGCTGATCAGCACTTCCACTTCGGTTGCGTCGCCGATGGCGTCTAAGGCTTCGCGGATCTGCTTTCCCGTGTTCACCGGTTCCCAGGTGTCCCAGTCCCATCCGCCGATCTCGCCGTCTATGTTGATGCGCACCGCGCCGTTCTCCGGCTCGGCCACGCTCATTCTGAGCTTGCCGGTCTGGACGGTGGCCACGATGCGTCTTTTATTGATGGTGTCCATTGCAGTCTGTTTTGGTGATGATTTCAGGCTGCAAAAATAAAAAGTGCCATCCGACAGAGTTGGGAACTCCGTCGGAGGCACTGTCAACCAATCAATTATGAGTATGGATTAAATCAATGGTTCAAGTGTCATTCGGCCAGGTCGAGGAAGCCGAACTCGCTTTCGTTCTCAAGGGTGACGTCCGCGCCGTACTGTCCTGAGGGCTCCTCCGGCTCCGTGCGTTTCAGGGTCATCCGCAGCGGCTCGCCGAAGCCGCACATCCTCCTCTTCCCGTGGTTGTCGGTCCACGCTGCAATGTACAGTCCCTTTGACAGTGCGTCGGCGTCGTCCGGCCATCCCGCCAGGTGCGCGGATATCCTGTTGCCGTGGCTCTTCCCCTTCGTGCTCTCCGCGGACATCCGCGTGCCGTGGATCCTGCCCCACTTGCAGCCTTCTTTCAGTGTCACGCCGACGGTGTCGGCGGCGGTGACCTGCATGGAGGCCACCTCTTTCTCATTCACGACGCGCAGCTCCCTGATGCCGGGCATGCCGCCGCATTCCTCTTTCGGTCTTATGTCTTCCATATCGTCGGTTTTTTCGGTTCAGTGTCGAAGATGTCGAGTTGCCCCTGCGGGTTCCTCGCCTTCACGTTCAGTTTCCGCCGCGGCGGCATCTCGCTCTCGTCCCCCGTGAAGTCGGTGAGCGCGGCCCTGTCCAGCGCGCGGTACTCCTCCTCCAGCACCAGGTACTCCCTGCGGTAGCGCTTCCTCAGTGTCTCGAACCGCACGTCATCCTCCGTCAGGTTGTAGAAGACGATGATGTTGTTGACGGCTCTCGACAGGCTTATCTCGTACCTCGCCCTTATGATGGCCGCGTTGCGCAGTATCTCGTCGCAGATGATGTCCCTCAGCAGCCGCGACATCCTGATTTCCTGCGTCATGTTCACCTCCCAGCCGTAGTGGTAGAAGTCGTACTCTGTTATGCCGATCTTCACCGGCACGAACCCCGAGTACTTCTCCGGCGGCAGGCTCACGCGCTCCGCCCTCGCGCTCTGGCACAGGGCCATGCTCACCAGCGTGTACCAGCGCGACTCCTGCAGGCGGTAGATGCCGCGCTCCTTCCGGAACCGGGCGTCCATCCATTTGACCACCAGCGGGTCAACCTTCATGTCCACATTGTACTGGCATTTCATTTCCGCAGCTGTTTTCGGCTGCAAAGATAACATTTCCAATGAAATACACTGTATGTTTGAAGCTTTTCTTCAAGTGAAAAGTTTTCCACATCTGTTTATATACGCCGAAGCGTGACAATCCCTCCCGAATTGTTAAGGAGTCATCCGTCCCTTCTCTTCTTTCTTCCATGCTCTGCTATTCAGAACGCCAAATCTCTGTAACTTTGTAACCGGCTGTTTTTCACGTTCAACTTATTGATTCTCAAGGATACAAATTTTTCCTGTAGTTTGTAGCCGTTTTGTAACAACTCTGTAACCAGGCGTTTTTCGTCTCCCGGAAACCCAAATCGGTTACAAACTCCAAAAATGGCTACAAGTTTGTAACCGTTTTGTAACCCGTTTTGTAACCTCTTTCTCTTTCTTTCATCTCTTTTATTGTTAATGAGTTGTAAACAAGAATGATGGTCTCAGGTGTCTCGGTTACAAAGTTACAAATTTTTTCCCGAATTTAAATCATCAGAGGGGGACGGGGAGAATTGTTAAGCAAAAAAACGCCCTCGTAGGGGCGTTTTTTTGCTGTTTGTTTTAAAAGGACGCCCGCACCCTCAAGGGGTGCGGGCGGGATGCCTTATACGCGAAACCAGCCCT